GAGATGGTAATATTGTTCCAAACTGTGGAGTTAATGTACCCATAATTAATAAATTTTAAATTAGTTAAACTTTCTTGTTTTAATTTTAAGTTTTGTAGAGTCTGCACCACTAATAGATTTCACTTTTAATCCACCTACGTAAACTTCACCTGTATTTCCTTCTCTTGCTTTAACATCAGAAAGATTTTTAGATTTGTTTACCACATCTTTTACTGCATCGGCTTTACCTTGCTCGTAAAAATGAGTAGCGATTTTATCTACGTTTTCAGCAGCATACATTGCTTTATGATAACCGCTCGGGTCTACTACATTACCATCTGCATCTAGGAACTTCCCTATCAGATTGTTAATGTTTGATTGGTTCTCTGCAACTACATCGCGATTTTGAATATTATACTTGTACTTCTTACCACCAACTTCAAAATCAAAACCTTTGAATTGATCGTCGAATAGTTCTTGAGTACGCTGTTTAAATTCCGCGTGTAATTGGTCAGCTTGTTCTTGCTGTTTATTGTAACGATTAAAAAAGTCCATTGCTTTTTGCTGCTCTTGAGTTACACCAGGACGTAATTTAATTTCATCGTAGTATTTTACTTTCAAGTCATCTAGATACGTTCTAGCTTTAGCAACTTCTTCTTTAAATGATAACTTTTTCTTTCGTATATCTTTTTCCTCATCTACATCCTCGTCCCACGTAAAATCTTCTAATATAAGATCTACATCGTCTGAGTCTAAATGAGGTTTATTTTTTCTGTAATATTCTTTTAACAATGCTTTCTCATCTACATTAGAATAGTCAGCATTTAATCTGACATAGTCTTCTACAGTACCACTTGTATCTTCCATAAAGCTTACTAGTTTTTTTACGCTTTCAGGTAATTTTTTACCTAATACTTGCTCATCTCTTTTAGCTTCTTTTACCTCAGCTTTAACTTGTTTTACTTCTTCTTCAGTTACTTCTTTGATTGGAGAAAACCCTTCAGTAGTCTCGTTGGACTTTTGTACAGGTTCTCCCATCTTTGTGCTATCTCCGGATGGTTCTTCCACAGGTATTTTCTTTGCTTCTCCGATTTGAATGGCATCGTCTTCTTTCTTAATTTCTACTTTTTTAACATCAGGTTCTACTTCAATTAAAGGTTCTTTTATATTAACCTTTTGAACTTCTTGATTTTTATTACCTAATTGTTTTGGTTTTTTAGGTTTGTCTTTACCTTTTAAAGTAAACTCACCTTCTTGCCTAGCCTCTACGGCTGCTTTTTTTTCTGACATAATATAATATAATTAAATAATTAATACTAAATGGTAGGTCCTGCTTGCATTTCAAAGTTTATTGGATTACTATCATTTTTTCTTTGAGCAATCATTTTACTTTGCTGGGTTCCTTCCATTTTTATTCTTTCATCTTTACGATTTTCTCTTTGCTTTTCTCTGTTAGTTACACTTGATTCTTGAAGTTTAGCTAACTCCATAGAATTTCTATGCTGCTGCATCATTTTCTGTTGATCAAGTTGAGCTTGTAACTGCATTCTATCTTTTTCAAACTCACTTTTAGCTTTTTCATATTCTACATTTGAACCAGATATAGCTTGTTGTTTTTGCACTTCAGCCATAGCTGTTTTTTCAGCAGCCGCTGCTTGCGCTTCTGATTGAGCTTGTATATTAGCTTGTTGATTGGCTTGATCTTGCTTAGCTTTTTCTTTACGTTTTACTTTTAACATTTGATTAGCTAATTTAAGATTTTTTATTTGTCTTAAATCAATAGCATCTTCAACATCTATATTACCAGACTGTAAAGCAACTTGTATATTAGCTTCTAATTGTTGTTTTTCATCTTCATCTGGTTCTAGCTCTAAGAAAATACCAAAATCATGAATGTTTAAATTAACAACTTCATCTAAAGTTTTTATGTTATAAGTTGATATAGAGTTTTGTAATGACGATCTAGTTAGTGGAAACTCTAAAGCATCAGCAACTTTTAAGCTTACATTTTCTGCTAATTTAAGAGTTAAAAATAAGCTAGACTGAGTAATATGTCTAGTTGCTACATTAGATGCGTTAGCGGCTAGTTTCTGCAATCCTACAAGCGTGTTACGGTCTGGTAAACTACCATCTCTTGCTTCATTTAGTCCAGTCACGTCTCTAATCATCTGTAAATAGTATTGATACGTGCTTATTAAGCTTTGTATTTTACCTTGACCAGTTGAAGCACTTAATTCTTGTATAGGTACTTTACCTGGATTCATATCACCTTCTTGAGTTAATGATCTACCAACAATACTACCTGTTTGAAAATACATGTTTAATGCTTCAGCAGGATTATAATTAGTACCATTACCTAAATCAACTTCAGCAAGTCCGTCCATATCTAAGTAAACACCATCTGGTACCATACGAGATATAACTTGTTGCAATTTTAAATGTGTTATTTGAATCATATCAGCAAAACCAGTACACTTACTAACCAACGACTCTATTCTACCTTTATAAATTCTAGGAGCGCATATAGCGTAGTTCATTTTAACCTTAGTGGTATCAGCATAAGGTCTTGACATGTTTTCAGCTAACTCCCATTTTAATAAAGTATTTGTACCTAATACTTTAGCGCCACTATATAAAACCTCAATAGATCTACTAACTCTTTCAAACATATCATTTTCTGGTGGATTAAATGTATCTGGCTTTTCAATAGCTTTCATTAATCCTTGATCTGTTTGTTTTATTTTAAAAACTTGATTATGATATGTTTTGTAATCAAAGTATAAAACTTGAACTGTATTTTCGTCATAATCACCCCAACCTGTAATATAAGATTTATTACCAGGCATTGATTGAATCTTTTTTAATTCTTCTTCAGATATATTAGGAAATTCTTTTTTAAGCTCAGGTATTGTAATTGCTTTTAATTCACCAACATAATATATATCTTCAAAATTTGGATCTTCTGTATATGAATAAACCATATAAGCAGGATCAACATAATCCACAGTAATACCTTCCGCTGTGTTAAAATTAGTTTTAGCAGCTGCAATACCACAAACTGTTAAATCCATATTTAATCTACGTCTAGTTAAGTCATACTTGTTTTGAGCTAAAACGCTTGATATAGCTTCTTCTTCTGCTATTTCAATGCTTTGTTTGTATGACAGCTGCATGTGTAGTTCTAACTCTTCTGTTGTCTCTGGTGCTACTTCTGGATTAGGACTTTGAAATAAATTTATTCCTAATGTTTGGTTTAAATTATCTAAATACTCTTTAGACAACATATCTTCATATATTTTAGAAGCGTAACTTGTTCTTTTCTTTATTGACTCTGGATCTTGAGCATAAGCTTTTATATCATATGTTTTTGATGAAATACCATTTACCAATATATCTACAAATTTAGATAATATAGGTACTGGTTTCCAGTCTAAATTTAAATATGATAAATCACCGTTTATAGCTAATTCATCTTTATATTTTTGAATAGACTGTTCTCCTCGAGCATATGTTCTTAACATGTGGAAATTATTCCAATTAGTTAAATATCTATTACCACTAGTTCTTCCTTGAGAAAACCACTCTTGCTCTATGGCTTGAGCAACTTGCTCTCCATATTTCCAACTAGCTTTTTCTGCGTCACTTACAACTTGACTAGGAAAAGGACTATTAGTGTTAGTGTATATATTCATTTATTCGATTATTTGTGATGTGGCTCCTTGATTATTATATTTTTTTATACCTAAATCAAAACTTTTTAATTCTCTTTTAACTGCAGGTGTGTATCTATGTTTATTACACGCCATCAAAGCTAAACCAGAACTTATAGAAGCATCGTGAGTTGTTCTATTATTTATATTAAATTTCGCCCAATCTTCTAGTGTTCTTTGAAAATACATATCTCCATATCCTGTTTCTTTTAAACCAACAAAATGTTCTATGTATGTTTCAATTGCCGCTGCGTGAGCTTGCTTAATATCTTCACTAGAGTTTGGTATACCACCTATTTCTCTTTCGGTAATAGATAGTTTATTTCTTTTTTTATCAGGTCTATTCATTGCAAAACCTCTATATCCTCGCTTTTTAAAATAATATAACAATCGAGGTTTATTATTTTCAGCAAGTATTGGCATGCCGTAAAATACACAAGCCATTAAAACATCTTCAAAGAATATCTCTGCTGTTTGCGGTCTAGCTATATATTCTAAGAAAAAATGATTAGGTGGATGGTTTTCCATACTAAACTTAGTAAGCCCGTGTAAAGATCCGTTAGAACCTCTACGATCTACTGTACCCGATATATCATATGGATCACAACCAAAAGCTCCCATGTGTTCATTACCAGGATAATTAATACCATTTTTATTATATCTTCTATTTTGTAAAGATAAATCTGGTATCCAACTTATTAAAAATCTACCACTTTTGTTAGGTATAAATATAACTTTAGTATCCTGTTGTCCATTCTCCCACTGAAAACTTCCTTTTGTTACCTTTAATGTATTTTTTAAATCTTCATTAAAATCTATTTGCTCATATATTTTAGTTAGATTAAATAAAGATTGTTTAGACTCATCTCTAAACGCGTGCTTAGTTGTTCTTGGAAACTGTCGATAAAATTCATTTAAACCGTCTTGATCATTTTTTAAACCTTCAACTTCATTATTCCAATATTCAATAACACCTTGTTTTATTTTTAACCCATGAGGATCTTCAACTGCTTTTTTCGGTGTATTGAAAACAGGTATTCCATAAGAATCAATGTATCCTTCGTAGTTCCATTCCATAGGTATGAACAAAGAATATAATCCTGAGCGAGTCTGGCCATTGCTGTTTCTTTTTGTAACATCTGAGTCGTCATATAGTTTTTTAAAGTTTCTACCTCCTTTGTCTAATGCGTTAGATGTTGAACCCATCATGCATTTACCTATAACTCTACTACCTAGTCTTAATGTGGTTTTCGTAACCCTCCAGTTGTTGAGGATGTTGTTGGGCTTTTCCCACTTACCCGATTCATCATGAACGAGGAGTTTGAGTTTCTCCCCATCATAGGAGTTGTCACCGGTGTTCTTCCAGTCGATAGTGGTGTCAAGACCTTTGAGCTCCTGTTCCAAGGTTTCGTCGGTGGCGGTGGTAAGTTTACGACGGGTGTACTTGGTTGCGGGGACACGGTAGGCAAGTTCGGTCTTTGGACGGTCCATTCCGTCCTGGGTCGGTTTGAAAAAGAATGGGTAGTTGACAGAGATGGGAACCACCTTATCAGTAAACATCTTCTTGGCATCAGGACCGGACTTTGATAATATACCATACCTACTGTCACTTGATATGGTTGCCAGGTTAACCACCTCTCCGCTTGCCATGAATGAAAACCCGGAACGCCTGTTCTTAAGGTAACACATCCCATAGGATCGTGTATCTGCTTTACAAGCTTCCCAGAAAATAAAGAATAATCTATTTGACTCCCTAAAGTCTGGTGCCCCAACGTCAATTTTACTCCACTGCAAGTACATGTAATGAGTACCAGTAATGTAAGTAGAAACGTTTTTGTTATAAAACCAAAAACCTTCTTCCCTAACTGTGAATTCATTATCAATGTAGTCATACCATTTTTCTTTAAAATCTTCTGGATATTGTTTGAAATCATAAACATTTTTTATTTTACTTAATACTTTAGGATATTCAAATCTACTCCATTTATTATCTTTAAATTTATATATATTTTTAGCTTTAGGCAAAGCTATTTTAAGATTTTGTATTTCATATATTTCACCTATTGTACCATCTTTACTAATAACAACCATGTCATGTTGTTCATTGTAACCATACTCCCACTTTTTATTTTTATTATATTTGTTAAGTGTTGAAGGTGTAATATAATCTTCTAATATTTTATATAAACTTTGTTCGTACATTATTTAGACCTCCCTTCTGCAAAACCTTTAAAATTTGATTTTTTCTTTTCTTCAACCTTAGGCTTATCTTCTAACATGTTTTTCTCTTCTTCAATACGATTAAGTATTTCAAAAGCATCAAATATAGCTAGTTTTTTAGTAGCTGCAGCGTTTTTAAGTCTATCTGCGGAAATATCAGGACCATAATCTATAATTGGTTCTTTAGCAACTCTAATTAATTCTTTAACTGCTACTCGCCCAGCTTGGATTATATTCTTCTTCGTTTCCTTCGTACTCATATTTAATTACAATATCATTTGATTCCATACAGTATAAACGTTTGCCATCTACTAAAAACTGCCATTCTCTTTTTGGTTTAAAACCTACCAAATCACCCTCGTTTATATTTAGTTTTTTTAAATTAGCATTACCGTATTTTAATATACCTTTTAATTTTTGTTCTTTATTTGTAGTAAAATCACTCTTGTTTTTTATTGGATGCACAAAACATCTATCTGCAAATGAATGCCAACCTTTAGAGTTTTTATATAAATATATTTGATCTAAACTAACAAAATAAAGATTATCTTTAAACCATGATCTACTAACTTTTTTATTACCACGCATGTCATAAAAAGTTCTAAATACATTTTGATGTATTACAATAGTATCACCTTTTTTAATTAGTATCACCTTTTTTAATTTTTGTTTTAAAAGCAATTGGTACTTCAATTACTTTAGCTATTCTATTTATAAAAGTCCATGATTCAATTTTAGTATTAACAACTAGCTTTTTATTACCAACTTTTATTTCATTATTGTATTTATCTCCTAAAGGTTCTACAATAAAATCATATAAGCTTTTCATTAATATTCTAAATCGTATTCAATAGATATAGCCATGTTAGAATTAAATTTTTTCCACGGTAATACCTCATTGTTTTTCTTTATATAAATATTATAAGAATTATCCGAAGGCTCAAATAAAATATGTGATATTTCATGACCACCATATACTTGTTGACCAATTGAATAATGCATGGCATCATTTTTATAGTCAGCGCCAATACTGATTTTTCTAATGTTATTCATTGTTTTTTTCTTTAATAGGTGTTATTTCACCTGTCTCTAAATTAACATTAACAGAACCGTATTCTTCTTCTAATTCTTTTTTAGTTTCTTCTATATCATTACTAAGAATTTTAACTTCACTAGCAATGTTATGTTTTTGTATTTCTAACACGCCTATATTATTTAATAAACGTGACAGTTTTTGCTGTTGTTCAGTTATTTTTTTTAACTGATCATCTGTTATTTTTTTCATTTTATTTAATTTGATTTACTATAATATTAGTGTATATTTAAATAGTTACACTATTTTTTCAAAGTTTACTTCAATTGGCCTATTACCAGCGCTAGAAGGAAATGGCGTTACAGTAGGTGTAGATGAATTTTGGAAAGTAACTTGAACCTGAACTGTATCACCAGAACTAAAAGTTTGATATAATTCTCCGTAATATATTTTATCACCAGCACCATCATTTGATCTTTCATCTGTAACTTGAATAGCAGTTCCATTAATAACAAGTTCTACAATTACTTCAATAAAACTATTCTGA